ACCTTTACGTGCTCTTGCACCAGCTCCACCATCATCAATGGAACGTTTGGTAAAATCACCGTAAAGACCATTATCTTTATTGGGAACATGTTCTGGCATAGCATTGGTAATACCACGATCATCGTTCTTTACATGAGTGGGATATCCGTTGGTTGTTCCCTTTGCATCATTGGGATAGTGAGTCCCTCCATATTTAGGCATTTTATTCTCCTTTAGTTTCTTGTTCAATAACCTTATTAACCAACTCCATCATCTTTATATTTTTATCAGATTCAATCTGCTCTGCTTTCTCCATAATTTTTGCCTTTAAAACATTCTCATCGAGATTAGCTTTCATCTCTCCAAGGGCCATCTTGATCATCATCTCCAGAGATTTCATTTCAGACTTCTGATCTTCCAAAGCAGACTTGGATAGAAGTTCTACAGTCTTCATGGTTTCCTTACTGGCTCTGTCAAGATCAGCTTTCTCCTTACGGAAACTTACTTGATGACCTTCAGATACAACTTCCTTCATAAGTTTGGCTTCTTCCAGTTGAAGTTTCTGTGCGTCCAATGCAGCTTCAGCAGCATTATTGGCGGCATCCAGTTGTATCTTCTGTTGTTCCAGTTCAACCTTTTTCTGTTCCAGTATGACAAGTTGCTGTTCTGGTGACTTTGACACACCAGCCTTATTCGCATTTAGTACTTGCTGTGCAGCATAGACCATTGCACCTTCTACAACTTCAGGTGTTTGCTCTACAGGAGTTTCTTCGAGTGCCTTCTTGGCAACACCATCCATTTGCTCTTGATACTTATGAACCATATGCTCCTGAATATTCGCTTCCAGTATTGGTCGAACACGCTGCATAGTAGGATTACCACCATTCATTGGATCTTGAAGATAGGCCATCTTTACCTTTACGTGTGCATCATGATTCTGTCCTGTGAAGGCGGCAATTGGTATTCCCTTTACTGCGGCCATAATATCAGATACAGGATCGAGATCTGCTGGTTTAAGTTTAGGTGGAAGTATTTCTTCTAAATTCGGCATGTTGGCAGCATTAAGAATTGTTCTACTTAGTGCTTCCATATTGAACAAGCCGGGAGGAGACTGCTGTGCCATTTGCATGGCCATTTGTGCAATCATAAGACGGTGAGCATTGGATGGAATGTTTGGATCGCTTACGGGGATAACGTCCACTCTTCCATCGAAATCGGATTTAAATATGCTCCGATTTTCAAATGGCACCTCATACGGATATTCACTTGGCAGATAATCATAGTCGATTCTAGCCAAGATCCTAAATTCATCCCGCTGCGCCTTGTGAAGACGTTTGTGAATTGCGGAGAAGAATTTACTGGATGCTTCCAGTAATGCCATTGTCGTTCCTACAGGACCATAGGAAGATGCTTCCGATACAATTTGTTCTGTACTATCGGCAAACTTCTGACCTGCTGCTGTTTCAAATCCGAGCATCTGAAACAGTGTCGAGGAAGGCTCCTTATATGGGAGAGGAACGATAGCCTTCGCCAGATCAATACCTGTAGATTCAACTTCTTTAAACTCACCGGGGCTGATTGGATCATTGTCGCCAACCATTCTAACACCCTTGGCCTTAAAGCCTCCCGGCAGGTTCGCAAATTGACCTGCATCAATGAGGCTTCTCATTGCTGCTGTAGCACTCATGGTTAGATTACCAAGGAAGTGCATTAGGCCAAAACCGTAGAAACCAAATCCCGGTACGAATCTATAATGGACAAAGTGATTTATCTTTTCCTTATTCGTGTCATCAGATTTATAGTTTCTACGAATACATAAAACTTTTCGTGACTGCTCTTCCACCGTTACAATATAGGGAAGAGCTATTCCCTCTTCTGAATTAGGTTCGTCTAACTCTAAATAACAATGCTGTTCCAGTAGAACATATTGTGGATCTGCATCTGCTGTTGGAGAGAAACCTAGTATCGTATCCATCTTGGATGCAAAAGCTGTAGGCTGTGGATTAGTTGCATCTGGTAAATCCTCATCTGCATAGATACCAGAACGAATATCCTTTGCAAGATCAACAGGACTGCGATAGATTACATGAGTATATCTATCGGCCTTGGACAAGTTACTTGAATAGTAGGATACGTAAAATTGATCAATAGGAACAAACTCAGATACCGGACGTTTAAGATTTGCATCGTAATATACTTTTTTAAATGCAGATCCAATTAGTGGAAGATGGAAGAGCATCTTTTCAAATTCGTCAAAGTACTCTGGCATCTGCTCCGTGAGCTGATAGTTCATAAAGTTCTTGACACGATTGGCTTGCATCTCTCTCTTTGGAGTTGACTTGCCAAGTATCTGTGTCTTAATTGGTCCTCCTGATGGAAAGAGTTCCTGTGATGCTTTGCTTTGGAATTTAACTGCTGATTCCACCAGTAAGGGATGGACGGCAGTACATGCTCCTTCAAATGGTTCTGAAGATTCCTGTATCTTTAGACCTAGTAGGTCAAAGCCCCGCTCAAACATAGATTCCCATTCCTGTCGGGAATTTTTATCTGCATCATAATTGGTATATACTTCATTTGCAATTTCATCTAGCTTACTATCGTCCATATTTTCAGCAAGATTTTCATACCATTCTTTTATGGGAGCATCTGCTTCCATTACAACGGTACGATTAAAATCTACTGTGACACCACCATCAGGTTCCAGTTCAAATGTTGCCTCCTGTTCTGTATCTACCTCAACAGGAGTTAGTGGAACAACATTCGATACTTCTTGTGGTATCTGTTCAAATGGATTTCGTTCAGTGGCCATATACTTCCCCATTAAAAATATTAAAGTTTCCCATTTCTATATTATACACCTAAGTTCGCCAATATGCAACCCTTTTTTGTTTTCTTATATCATCATCCCATTCTGGATCTTCAGGATGTGTAAGATGCCATGATTCTTTCATGAAGTGAATTGCCATTGTAAGGGCATCTACCTGATCATCATGAGCTGCATTGGGAAACTGTATCAGTTCTTCTAGGAGATCATCAGCCCATCTTTTATTCTTTGGTATCCATACCTTTCCAGCTTCCATCATGGGAGATGCTGCATATACTCTGCTGACTTTATCCCTATCTGGTAGATATTCTCTTACGGGTAGTCCACTTCTACGCATATCCTGTATTAGTGATTGACCACTGGCTTTCTTCTCTATGACACATACGTCTGGTTTAAACTCTTTGAATAATAATTGTGATATCCTTCTTAGTTCGGGATATTCATAGCGACCTTTCATATTTCCCAACAGTATTAGATTGGATATGTAGGCTTCTCTACCATCTTCATCTTCATCGTACATGGAGAATATTCCCCACGTTTGAATTACACTAAAGTCTGCTGTAGTTCTTGTAGAAAAGGCCGTATCATATGTTTGTAGTATGAAATCACACGTCGGAGGATCTTCATATTCCCACCATTTTATCCATTTCTTCTTTATAAGCCCACCTTCTTCTGGAGTTGGGTTCTGCATGTACAGAGCATTCCAGTATCTGGAGCCATTTGACGCTTTAATTTCATTCTCATCTATTTGTAGTATGTGCTTCGGCTTCCATTCTGGAAAATAAGAGCTACCTACGGGTAAATCCAGTAGTTCTGCCGCTTCATCGTCCAGCCATGCGGGAATACGTATTACCTCCCACGGAATAATTTCATATTCGCTCATTTCCTCCTGTTGTTTCAGGAGCCAGCCGCATAGGTCGTCGTAATGGTAGCGAGTATTAATTATTAATATGGCTCCATTGGGCATAATACGAGTACGTAGTCCAGCAGGATACCATTCCTTTACATATCTACGCCCTGCTTCGGAATATGAGTCCTCTTCGGACATCACATCGTCTAGAATGGCTATATTAGCCCCTCGTCCTGCAATTTGACTACGTACTCCGGCTGCGTAATATGTGCCATTCTGGTTCGTTTTCCACTTACCTGCCGCTCTAACGTCCGTTCGGAGGGAGACAGATTTAAAAATGTTCTGAAACTCTTCAGAATTAACAATGTCACGGACAGAACGCCCAAAGTCGCTAGAAAGTTGATCACTATGAGAAACAGTAAGAATTTCATGTTCTGGATTTCTCCCTATATACCATGCTGGAAACAATTTGGAACAGATAACAGACTTGGAACTACGTGGTGGTAGGAACACCATTAGTCTTTTTATCTCTCCAGATTCTAATTGTCTTAATTTATTAGATATTAGCTCAATATGTCGTCCCATTCTCCAATCAGAAATTAGAGTGGGAGCCATTAATCGGACAAATGTGAGGAAATCTGATTTAGTCTCTTGTAATATACTTAGACTTAGTAAGCTATTAAGGTCTAAATAAGAGGATATAGTAGTTTGTTGTTGTTGTTCCATTAAAACTCTGTAGTAACTTTATACTTAATAGATCATTATAACCTTTATAAGTCTAATTATACACTATAATCTATGTAGATCCAAGTATTTTTTTAAAATAACTTATAAGTAGCTCAAAAATAAGGAGATTATGCCCCGTGAATTTTGGTAAATATGTCAGAGTACCATTATATATATACACATGCGGGCGTGCATTTGCGGGTACCCCCGTGAAGACTTTGAAAGTCTTGACAAGCCTTGCCAAAAACAGATACCTTGCTCAAAAACAGACTACTACTTAGTAGTCTGAGTCCTAAAAAAACTACTTCTTAGCTTTCTGTGAAAGCAGTAGTTTTTTTAGAGTAGAAGTTTTGGTTGACGATGGAGATTGTGGAGTTCATCGAAGATGTCTCTACAGAGTCTCCATAGAGACTCAAGACCTGCTGCCAACTACTTAGTTAAGTAGTTGAACTAGCTATTAAATACTAGGTAGTTAAGTACTTACGTACTACCTAGTAGTTAATAGAGATTTGGATGAACCTGATGATTTGGAGATTGCCGAATGATGATCGAGTACAGAGTCAAGTTTGTTCGTGGTTCCTACGGAACTCGCTCGTGGAGACACTTTCACAAGCACGCTTCAAGCCCACAGGAAGCCGTCAAGATGGCTCGTGCGGAGCTTGGCAAAGGCAGGTGGAAGCTGGTCGATGTTCTGGATTGGGATAACTATATCCCATCTTGGCAGCGATAGCCAAGTTACTATAAACTACTACTTAGCTTGGTAAGTATACCAAGCAGTAGTTTATAGAGTACTGCAATTTCAACCCAACTCTCCTGAAAGGAGAAACACTATGTCAAACTTTGTAATGCAAGTTCTCGTCGATGGTTCGTGGAACACGATCAATCGTGGTGACAAGCAGTTCCAACGTACTTGGACAAAGATAGACGCAGGGCTTCCGGTCCGTGTCTTGCACAAAGCAAAGACCAAAGCTGGCGTCGAAGGCCGTCCGTTCAAGGTGGTCAAGAACGTAGAGGCTTTGCCTGATGGCTTTGAAGCCTCTGGCTTTGAAGTCGCTGCGTAGCTTGTCTTGACAAAGCTGTAATTAACCCTGTATACTGAATACTTATGAAGTATACAGGGTTTAATTAGATTGGGAGTTTTTGGAATGGAAATTAAAGTCACGGTTAAGAATGTCTATGGTCAAGATCTTTACTATCCTGCTTGCAAAGATGCAAGAACTTTCGCCTTGATAGCGGCAACAAAGACGCTAGGAAGATCTGACTTGTCTTTAATCAAAAGACTTGGCTATGACATAGAAGTTGTGGCCAAACAACTTGACGTCTAACGGGAGATCAAGACTATGTTGCAGTTGATTCTTATCAAAGAAGATGACAACACAGGTGAGCAGAAAGTTCTAGCAGAGTGGAACTCTCATAGAAACATCGAAGTTTTCAAGCATCTTAACTTTGGACAAGGAACGTGTTGCACGGTTATGTCTGATCCTGATGCTAGTGCAGAGATTGATCAGGTTTGTGAATTTGCAGATGTTTATGAAGAAATGTTAAATTCCTAACCTATTTAAGCCTGTAGAGTTAAGTACTTACGTACTCTACAGGATTAAATAGATTGGAGTGGGCTTAGTGGAGGATACCTTGAGACATTCCGTCCATATCTAATATTAGATATGTGTTAGCCTGATTTCAGGCATGGCCGGATCGCAATGTCTTCGACATTGATGGTGAAGTTTGGTTTGTCAGCCAACACCGCACCCTTGACACGGAGCGGTCCTCCACTAAGCCCATTTCATAACTTAGCTTGAAAGGATCAAGATAATGACCGAAGAGAAATTGATTTGTGCTTGTGCTGTTTGCCGTCAAGATGTTCTTGAAGGTCAAGATCTTGTAGACAACTTTGTCTATAAGTGTGGTGAGTTGCACTACATCGAACTAGCACACAAACAGTGTGCTCCAGAATGGGAGTAAAACCATGAAGATGCAAAAGTTTGTAGATTGGTTTAACACCAATCAGGAATGTTCAAGACAAGAATTTGTCAAGAACTTCAAGAAGTTGGGCTTCTCTGAGTGTGCCAAGTTCACATCATGGGCTTGCCGTAATCAAGAAGAGCCTTCTTCAAAGATGTTGATGGCAGTGTTGGCTACGCCATCAACGACACATCCGGAATGTTGGGAGTAAATACTATGATGGATCATAGCACAGTAGCGTTCTTTGTCTTGATGTCGTTCTTCTTTGGCAACATTTGTGGTATCTTGATATACCACGCATTAGTAGGGATTGGACTATGACTTGGATTGACATTGGCATCATACTTTTTCTCTTGTCTTGCTTGCCTTTGGTAATTGGCATAGTAGGACTATGGATTACAGCCATTCGCTTTGCTATCTTCCAGATCTTTGAAGATAATCAAGACGATTGGTTGGAGAAACTTGCAAAGGATGCAAGGAATAACAAAGGCAACATCTTACCGAAGGACTAATACCATGTGGCATACGCCATCAATTTACGACAACATCTTGACTATACATCAGCAAGATGAAGTAAACGATCTCATTAGACAAGCCATAGAAACTAATGACGATCCATCAACAACAGACGCAGACATCCGCTACTTTGAGATGCAAGAGTATATGCAAAGGAAGGGATTGGTACTATGACCACAAAGTTACAGAAGCGAGTCAAAGCAGAAGCTATCAAGTACTATGTTGACAAGCGTATCAAGCAAGGCCGTGAAAGCAAGCTGCAAGGATGGGTAATGTCTGACATTCTTGAACAAGTAGCTCAAGATCTTGGACGCAAGGCTGTACCACAGGCACGTCAGTACATAGTCAAAGAAGTGTGCAGCATAACCGAATAACTAATTAAACCTGTCTAGTTAAGTACTTACGTACTAGACAGGGTTAATTAGAATATGGAGATTGACCGATGAAATATCGTTTGGTTGTTGATGCTTGTGGTAATGAAAGATCTTATCCTAAAGGATGGACTTCAAATGCATTAGCTACAGAGCAAGAAGCTCTGGATTTGGCAAGATGGATTACTGCTGAATCCTACAAGCCCTTATGGTATAAAATAGTCAAAGAAGGAGATTGATATGGAACGCTCAATGCAAGAAGCATGGGAAAATGCTTTGGATAAGTGGATGGCTTCGGTTCCCGTAGTTGAACTTGAAGAAGTAACTCAAGATGAATGGGATTACATAGAAGACTGGAAATGGCACAAGGAGTAGTACTATGCCACATGATCGTAGCAAATGCACTGGATGTGAATGGTGCTCACCTGAAATAGCTTCAGAACAAGCAAAGATTGAAGCTGAATTGGATGAACTTGAAGAGGACGCATATCAAGATTGGTATGAGTATGATCGTGCAGAACAACAAGCGTAGTAGGAATAATGCTATGACAGAAGTACACCTAACAAATGGTTCAGGTAAGTTGCATCTAATCAAATCCATCAATACGAATACTGTTACTAATGATTTCTGTATCAAGATGAACAAAGCAAAGGACACCAACATCATATGTACCAAATGCTACAGTCATGCTATGCTCAAGACATTTCGCAAGAATTGCCAGCCAGCTTTTCAGCGTAACTCTGATCTATTAAGTGGCAGAGTTCTTGAACAAGAAGAATTGCCTCTGATACTTGATGCGTTCCTTCGCTTTGATTCTCATGGTGAGTTGATAAACATTACCAATCTGATTAACTATGTGAACATAGCCAAGAAGAATCCACACTGTAGCTTTGGACTATGGACAAAGAGAAAGGATCTCATTAACAAATACTTCAAGGACAACGAGTGTCCACCTAACTTGATCTTGATATATTCCAATCCGAAGATCAGCAACATCTTGTCAAGACCACCACGACACTTTCACAGAACCTTTAACAATGTTCTTGAACATGAAGAGGTGGAACGTCAGAATTGTACTGGACAACAGTGCAAGAATTGTCTACTATGTTACACGCCCAACAACGGCGTGACTACCATCGTGGAAAAGGTCAAGAAGTATTAACGAAAGGCACAGACTATGAAGAAGATTATCCATGTTAATCAACACGTTATCAAGAGCAATCGCAAGAATGATAAACGTGATCCTGTCTTGACCGTCAAGACTTACAAGACCAACGAGTATGCTCATGAAGTTCACATAGATGGACCATGCAGCATAATCTATAGTCCTGACAAGCCTTTGTCTTGTGGTGCTCATGTATGGATAGAGACAAAGGCTAATATAGAAACAAAAGTTAGGAGCGAATGATGTCACACCACGGGAATGATTTAGCTTATGAGCAACGTCAAGAATTGTATTGGAAAAGCTATGACAAGTTCAGAGATGAAGGATATGATGAGTCGATAGCTGAAGATATGGCTCTTGAAGCAGTCGAAAGAGATATAGAAAAGTCAGAGTATATACGTGAAGAGCAAGAGTGGGACGCACGAGGAGAGTAGCTATGAAGATAGAGTTCTGGAAGGGTGGTTGGTACATAGTAAATGGACTGAGGAAAGGACCATACTTGACATTCAAAGAAGCCTTTGATATGTTGGACCTGTTGAAACTGAAACCTAATTAACCATGTGTAGTGAAGTTCTTACGAACTACACATGGTTTAATTAGTATAACCGAAACCGAATGGAGATTGATATGAATTTTGTATTCCGTATTCGCAGCCGTGACCGTTACTTTGGTAGCCGCAAAACCAAGGATGGCCGTCGCTTCGATCTTGGCACATGGTATCTTCACCTTGCCAAGTCTCCACACTTCTGGAATATTTCTGGAATTGTGGATATACGTGGTCGTTCTTTTGTGGTATAATAAATATTACAGAGAGGGTGTGTCAGAGGCACCCATTCTCTAGCTTGGAGAGGAAGATGAAACACTATGACAAAAGAAAAGTTATTAAAGTACGTAATCCAGATTGCAAAAACCTTTATGCGATGCAACAAAACTATTCTGGACTATGGAGAGCATTGGGACTACAGGTGACAAGAACCAAGAAAGGTTTCAAAGCTATGACTAAAACGCATACCTATCAACTGGAGATTTGATATGGCCTATGAAACTCATGCCGATATAGATGACGTTACCGCATCTTATGTCCTAACTGTATCGGATAAGAAGAGTATATATGAACTCGACATAAAGGAGATCAATGATCTTCTTGAGTTTGTAAATGAGAGTATTAATGATGTTGAACGTCTGGTGATACCAGAATTTGTACAAACTTTACAAGATCTTAGATCACTTAGCATAAGGAAGTAACACAATGTTTGATCATTCACAGATTGATTTTACAGTTAACAAAGAACCACTATTCTATGACAACGAAGAGTATACCCCTGTCTTTGGCGACAGGATGGAGCCTTTGTCAAGGGACATGGGCATGGTGCTGAAGCGCACCGATACCAAAGAACCTCTTGCCATAGTATCAGGAGCGTACGAACCTGTTCAGTACGATCCTCTGGTGAGCAAGGTAGAAGAGGCACTAACTATATCAGGTCTTGACATGACCGATGCTGAGTTTGAGACTAATGTCTATGACAATGGTGCCAAGCTGGAGCTACGTGCCAAGTTCCCTGCACATAGTATGTTTCTTGATGAAGATAAAGTTATACCGGAGTTCTGCTTTCGGACTTCACATAACAAGACATGGGCCAACAATGGTATGATGGGACTATGGCGTAGTAAGTGCTGGAATACATTGGTATCTGGTGACAAGTTAGCCTATGTCTATGGTAGACATACCAAAGGCTTCAATGTCATAGCATTCGCCTCGAAGATCAAGAATGCTGGAGCTTACATAGCCGGTGATGGTCTTAGTCAGATGAGGAAGTGGTATCATACTGAAGTATCTCGTGATGCTACTGTTGATCTGTTCACCAAGACACTTGCAAGACGAACGGATAACGTCACCCGTAAGGCCGTAGCCAATAAGGTTATGCTAAGTAATCTGATGAAGGTCTTTGACGAGGAGAACCGTCACCTACATGGTCGCAGTCTCTATGAGGGCTATGCTACACGTAATCAAGGTACTCTGTGGACTGCGTATCAAGCGGCAACACATTGGTCAAGCCATGATAAAGCAGAGCGTACTGTCCGTCCTTCTCACTCCGTGATAGGATTAAGAGAAGATAAAGTAAGGAAGATGCTCCACTCTAATGAGTGGCTTGCATTGGCAGCATAAGGAGTATATACTATGAAAGGTCAGAGAGTTGCGGGTAAACGCAACAACAATCCAGTGGCGAAGCAACTCTCTGATCCTTCTTGGAGAAAGAGAGTAGTTACCAGTAAGGTTATCTATAATCGCAAGAAGGAAAAGGACCATGTGGATAATCGTACAGCAGGACACTGAAGATGATTATGTAAATATCTTAATGGATGAGGAAGGGTCAGCCCTCAAGTTCAAAGATAAGATTAGTGCATGGAGATACATGGAACGTATGTGTAAAGAATTTAATATTGACTACCATCTAATGGAGAATGATGTAGAACTGTGGCGACTTCATTAAAATATGTAGGTGGTATTAAACCACACCCTTCGGTGGTTAAACTTAATGAAGATCACCCACTCAATCTAAAAGATGTGAGAGATTGGTTGCTCCACAATGAGGAACTTGCCAGAGAACATGCGAAGAATGCTAGACGTGGAGATAAAAAATCCATAGCCCAAAGATATATACACGAAGGCTACGTCAAAGACATCCGAAGTTATCTACGACATGGTGATTGGATATCTGATTTCTTTGGCAAGAACCAAGAACATAAAATCAAATGGAGAACTGTTGCATCATGACCAAATATGAATGGCCCGAAGAAGAATTTAACAGTGCGTGGGAGCTTGGTCCTCACGTATGTAAGAAGACTGAGTTTGTCCAACGTCCCTTCGATAAGAAGTGGGTGCGTTGGGAGCTGGTGGTTTCAAACTATGAACCACAAGAGGGTGACTTTCCTTTTTCTTCTACGATGAATGCTCGTGAAGTCTGGATTGTTACAGGAGTATGGCACGACAGGCCAGCGAAGGCCATTCAAGAAAAGAAATCAAGGAGACATTGAGATGGACATTGAAAGAGAACTACGACGTAACGTCAAGGAACTACAAGGCCAGTTGCAAAGAGCCTATCAACGCATCAAAGTTCTACAAGAAGAACTTCATGCGGAACGTAGGAAAAATAACTCTAACTCTAACTTCAAAAGTGGTATGTCCGGTTGGGCATTGATGGATGATCCAGACCACAGATCATAAGATGAGGGAAGACGTTAGTCTTCTTGGACGCCATTCTTTTCTTGACAAATACGGAGAAGATATGGAATCATTCTATGATATGGTTACGTCAGAGAAAATACGAGGTATTGTTGAGACAAGTTTAATTAACATACGAGAGTGGAAACAAAAGGAGAAGGTTATGTCACGAGTTAATGATTGGCTAATTGAAATGGAAGAAGACGCTGTACATTTGAGCCTGAGTGCTTGGCTTGCAAAGCATGGCACGAGTCGAAAAGATATATGGGCAAGAGTACAAAAAGAATCAGAAGATCAACTGGACCTGTTACCCGATGGCTAAGACGTTCATTCAAAAAGAAAGAGATCAAATCTTTCATGATATTACAATACAGTACAGACGGGAAGGATATTCCCGTCGTGAAGCAAGAAGATTCGCCAAGCTGGATACTGATGACATTATGGCAGACAAAGAAACTTTTGTTGATAACTTCATTAGAGATACATGGGAAGATCAAGATGAATAAGAGAATAGTTTGTATCGAATGGATTGATTCAGCAGAGTATGAAGATGCTGATTGGAAGACCGAACAGGAAGTCAAAGATTTAAAACCTATGACGATCAAGACCGCTGGCATACTGGTGAATGAGGACGATCTCTATTTAACCATAGCATCATCCATTAATAATTCTGATAGCACAGTGGATGCAGAATATGGTGGGTTGATTTCCATACCAAAATTTGCTATAACAAAGAGATGTTCTGTTCCCGTTAGTTTTACAGATGAAACTATGAACATACGAACGAAGGAAATAATAGATGGCACTTGGCCGGGGCCGGGTGTTTAACAACAACCTAATTAACCGTATGTAGGTAGTACTTACGTACTACATACGGGTTAATTAGAATGAGAGGAACCGAAATGATTAAACGACAGTGGCTCGATAGAGGTCCATGCCCTAAGTGTGGATCGTCAGATGCTAACGTCAATCACCAACAAGGATATTCATTTTGTTTTAGTTGCCAGACACGGTTCGGAGATAACATAGTCTCCATGCCCAAACAGGAAACAAAGCCTATGAATACAACTGGAACGTGGGGAGAGCTTTCCGACAGGAAGATCTCCCTTGATACTGCAAAGAAATATAGTACGAAGATTAAGTCTGAGGGTGCAATCATAACCCATCACCTGTATGGTTACTTCAACGAGAAGGGTGAACAGGTAGCACACAAGATACGCCAGACAAAAGACAAGAGGATGTGGACTGAAGGCGACATCAGTGATGCCGTTCTCTTTGGTCAGAATATCTTCTCACCTAAAGGTAAATACGTTACCATCTGCGAAGGTGAAGTGGATGCCATGAGTGCCTATGAATTAATGGGATCAAAGTGGCCTGCCATATCTATTAAGACAGGTGCGGGATCTGCCTTGCGTGACTGCAAGGAATCCTTCCGCTATCTTGATAGCTTCGACAACGTGGTCATATGCTTTGATATGGACAAGCAAGGACAGGAAGCGGCTGAACAGGTAGCTCAGTTGTTCGCTCCCAACAAGGCACGGATTGTTAGACTCGATCATAAGGATGCTAATGAATATCTCAAGATGGGACAGCGTGAAGCATTCAATGATTGCTGGTGGAATGCAAAGCCATACACACCTGCCGGGATAGTTAATCTCAAGGACATAGGGATGACCTTGTACGAGGAAGACTATTGTGAAACGTGTCTCTATCCTTGGCCGAAGATGAATGAAAAGACCTATGGCATGCGAACTGGTGAGCTAATTACCTTCACCTCTGGTGCTGGCATGGGCAAGTCAAGTATAATGCGTGAGCTAATGCATCACTTCCTTCGCAACACAGAGGACAACATAGGTATCATAGCTCTTGAAGAAGGTATCAAGAACACCGCATGGAATATCATGTCGGTCGAAGCTAGTTCCCGTCTGTACATTAAGGAAATCAGAGATGGTTACACACAGGAACAACTACAGGAGTTTCAAGATAAGACTATAAACTCTGGTAGGTTCTTCGCCTTCGATCACTTTGGATCAATAGACAACGAAGAGATACTAGCGAGGGTTAGGTTCATGGCGCAAGCTCTTGATACTAAATGGATTTGTCTTGATCACCTTAGTATCCTAGTTTCGGGACAACAGGACACAGACGAGAGAAAAAGCATAGATATATTAATGACCAAGCTGCGATCTCTCGTGGAGCAGACAGGTATCTGTCTCCTTCTGGTGTCTCACTTACGTAGACCTTCTGGTGATCGTGGTCATGAAGAAGGAAAAGAAATATCTCTCTCACACCTGAGAGGATCGGCGTCAATTGCGCATTTAAGTGATTCCGTTATCGCACTGGAAAGAAATCAACAGGACGATGATCCTATCGTATCCAATACAACCACCATTCGTATATTAAAGAACAGGTATACTGGTGATACAGGAGTTGCAACACACTTGTTTTATAATAAAGATACTGGTAGAATGACAGAGATAGCAAACCCATTTGAAGTAGGAGATAACGATGGCGACTAAGAAGTTTGATAAAGAGTTATATGATAAAGCAAATCCATTATCTAATGGACTAATGTCTGCGTGGTTAGAGCGTAACGGCTACAACTCCATAGATCCAGAAGAAACCTATGGAGTGGATATCACATGTAAGAAGGATGACACACCAGCTTTCTTTGAAACTGAAATTAAATATAGTTGGGTTAAGAGATGGCCTAATGAATGGCAGGAAGTACGTATTCCATATAGGAAACATAAGATCATAGACAAGTGGGTACGCAATGGATCTGAAGGTACACTAACTTTCATTGTGTTTCGTAGTGATTGTAAACAAGCGTGGTTCATTGATGGACAGGCCGTAAGAGATGCTGATGTTAAACCAATTAATAATAAGTACATGTCCAATGAGAAGTTCTATCATATAGATGTGAACGATGCCAGTTTAATTAATATGGAGAGCTTAGATATTACAGATGACTTTATAAATTCAAAGTACCCGGCATGATGATAAATCTTACTGAATTTGTACGTGAGTTTAAAAATGGCTATAGTCATACTTTACAAGAGATCTATTGCTACGGAGATGAAATAGTGGAGAAGTTTCGTCCTTCCAAAAAAGAGGCACGGCAATTGAAAAAGATTCTAAATACATGGGATATAAGTTCAGAAGAAAGAACATTGTATCGAATCCTTATTAGAGGAATGCTTCAGCATATTCCTCGTTCTTACAAGGAGTGGAATGAAGATGATAACTCTTACTGAAGAAGCTAATGA